TATCGTTTTCTATTACGTATATCTCTTTTGGCGGGATAGCATAAAAACGTATGTTCTCGCTAGGGTCTTCTTCCTCATATAACGTTGCTGTACCAAGCGAACCTAAATCTAAGTAAAACTCGTGTATCTGCTGATAAAAGTTGCTTGTCGCTAACGCAGAGTACATTATATCCTCTGTACGCGCAAAGAAATTAGCCACATCAGCATCGTTCATTAACGATTCGTCTCTAGGACGTACCTGAAACCAACGCTGTGACGCGTTTGTCATATAACCAGATAAACCTGCCGCTAATATCAAATTAGACTGTATCGCTGTATCGTCATACACGTCAAATTGCATCCTGTCGCATGCCTCGTATTTAGTCTGTATCCCGCGCTTTCTTGGTATGACATAATAAGCTAAATCTTTCCATGTGTTCTCTATCGTCTGGCGCTTGCTTTTCGCGTTATTGAAACCCTTTAGTATTTCTTTAGCGTCCATTTATAACTCCATCAAGTTGAGTAATGTACTGCGTTCGTTATCGCCATTAACCGATTCAGGCATACTTAACACCGTCTCTTTACCGTTTTTAGTGTGCTTAACTTTCTTCTTCATTACAGGCTTGTCTATCTTAACTTCTGGTTCTTCACCGTTAATTGTTATGTTTACATTAACATCCATGTTATACTCCTAATGTGCTTTTAACATTAACATTAGCCTCGTCTAACTCAGGCGTTGTTAATATCGTCTGTGTCTGCTTTGCTCTTGCCGCTTTCAACTGCTGTTTAGCTGTCTCTTGCGCTTCTAATTCCTGCTCTTTAACCGCTTCCATCTGCGCTTGTGCTGTCTCCGCTTGCATCGCTGCCGCTTTCTTTGCCGCTGACGCTTCTCTGTTTGCTGAATATGCTGCTGTTGCGCCTGCTGTTGTTACTGCCGCAGCTATTAGTGCTGTTGCTAATGATACTGCCATTTTACTCTCCTATTGTCTTGATATATGTGGTCTCAAAGTGCTTATAACCACGCCGCCCATATAATTTAGCTAGACTTTCGTCTCTTCTGTTGCCTAAACTTGCCATTAAACAATACCTTATGTTGTGTTCTTTGCAATAATCCTCTGCCGAGTGTATTAACCTTATCGGTAAAGGCCCGTTACGGTACGACTCATCTACATACCAAACTGTCTCTTGGAACATTCTAGCACCCGGATCAAAAATATAAGGCGTTATCATGCCTGCAATAGCGCCTATAACCTTGTCTTTATCTATAGCTACTATAGCTAAGTTGTCTTTTACTAATATCTGACATAGCTTGTCGGCCTCTTTTTCGTCAAATGCTAAGTCCATTTCCTTGAAAGCTGACGAATAAAACGCTCTAACCATCTCTATACCGCGTGCAATATCGCCTAACTCGGCTTTTCTTATTATCATACTAACGCCCTTCTTGGTAAATTACGCTCTCTGCTTTCTGGATGTGTTACGCAGAAGTCTAAATTAGTGTCCATCTGCTCGCACATCGCTAATGCGTCAACTAAATCTATATACAACGACTTTATCTCTTTATTAGTTACTCCAGCTAACTCGCTCTTTAGTTCAGGCAACCATTCAGCCCCTTCAGGAAACCATATCGACTTTGCTTTAAATCGTGGCTGTAACATCTTTATACGCTCTAACTTACTCCCTACCTTAGCGTGTTCAATAGGTATAATGTTAAATCTTATATTACGCCTTGTCATTTCTTTATATATAAACGGCTCTAATATCTGTTTAAAGTGTCCTTTTTCTATTCCAAACCGTCTTATCCCATACTTTTTAACTGTATCAAACATCTTATCCATTAACTCTACACTATCCCAACGCCCAAACGGTACATCAGTTATATACCAATGTCCATCTTTCATGCGTGCATTTACTATTATTGCCCTGAAACATGACTCTATCTTTGGACTTGACGCAGGGTCAAGCGTAGCAAACACCTCTTGTGCAGAGCCTACAATATGCTCAATCGTTCCTTTTGAATAGTACATATAATCAGAATCAAGGAATATCCTTGTTGCGTCACTTACTGCTAAACATAACCGTTCTCGTAACCATATAGGCAACTGTCCTAGATTATCATACTCTCTTCGCTCTGCTGATATTGCTTCAATCGTATACTTCTCTGGCCATGTCGGGCTTTCCATATTATCATCGCATATCTTTACCCTGTGACACTCAAACCCTGTGTTCTTGGGATCAGCAAATACCCGCTCTATTATACATCGCTCGCCTAAATTGTTTCCTATTAAGAATATCCTTGTAACCTGTCCTAAAAATTTCACATCAGATAAAAACCATTCCCAGTCTTTCTCTTGAACTGTGTCTGACTTGCTATCCTCTAAATCCTGTAAATCGTTACAGATTATAATGTCTGGTCTTTTGTCTATATTGGCTAATCCGCGTATGCTAGCACCTTTACCGTACGCCTCTATCGTTACTGTTATTGTCTTTCCTTTATAATCTAGCTCATATCTCACTAGATTAGCCGCTTTCTTCACTACTTTCTTTATCCGTTCGCTTATTATTGGGTTACTTATTGCCTCTGTATGTATCGCATCAAGTGATTTTACTGCCTGCGTGTCGTTATTTCGTATTATTACTATGTAGTTCCTATCCTCTTGGGGGAATAATAAGCAATATAAAGGAAAAGATCTATTGACTATTTGATCTTTGGCTGATTCCCTGAAGCCCTCAATAGCTACGTTTTGCTTTCCGTTTAATAACAACTCTGACCATTTATAATGAAAATCGGCAGGCCCTACTTCGTTTTGCCCGTTTTTGAGTATTATCTTCCTGAAGTTTACTAAGTTATCTCTAGCTTTAATTATCGCAGTTGCCAAGTCTTTAGCATTCATCAGCTTTTTCTAATGCCTCTTTTATGAAAATGTCGTGCTTTACGTTCCCGTCTAGTTCTTTCCGTTCCCTGTAATTATGCTTATTCTGCAAGACCATTCCTTGAATGTTAGGGCGCATTTGTTCTTTATCCAAAACTACCCTGTTTTCTATTATAATATCTATAGCTTGACCTAATGACGATATACTTATATTATCTTTATATAATTTTAGCCAATTGCGCCGAGTTTCTAACCCTACTCCGTGTGTTTCTAGCATATATAAGTCAACTTGCCCCTTTAAAATAACTTTCTCGTCAGATTTTAACCAGTCATAAGTGGCTTTTAGTATATCTTCCACATTTTCTGGTGTCCATTTCCTTCCTGCAACGTTCCCCTTGTACCAGACTTGTGCCATTAGTTATCCTTTATTCTCTTTCATTATCGTAATTAATAACATCAGCTTTAATACCTTCGCATAACCCCATTAATATTAGCGAGTTACCTTTGCTATTTCTAACAATATACTTTTCATATCTGTCTGATTCTGGAGTTGTATATCCGCAAACAAACGCTGTGCATCTGTTTTGTACCTCATCTAGTAAATCATCAATAGCCACTAATGATAAGTCTGTTTTGTTCATATGATTATTTTATTGGCTTTCAGCCGACTAGGTTACCCTAATCCTTTTATCCCGAAGGTGCTTACTTGCCTGTTAATTCTAAAAGCCCAAGCACTTTGCTCGACTGCGTTATTTCTATAATTTATTTAAAATGTTCAGCCACTAAAAAGCACTCGGGCTTAAATTTTCTTAGAACTATATGCATATACCATATCACAAATACAGGAAAAAGCAAGATTTATTTTGTATATTTAAGGCTAAATGTTGTTTAGAATATAACCTACTTAACAGAGAACGGATAAGGATACAATTAGGAATTAAACTTAAAAAACGCAATAAAATCAATTAAAAACTATTTTTTAAAATGCTCAAAAACGCTATATTTATCAACGAAAAAAAGTTATTGACAAGGGTTTACATCTCTAGTACTTTGTGCTATACTATTCTTAGGTAGAAATTGAAAAACAGGGACACGAAAAAGGAGGAAAAATGGAAATTACAGAAAAACAAAAACAGATTATTCTAGAAACTGAAGAAAAATTTTTTGCAGGCCGCGAGCTTTATAG